ATAGTTACCAGCTGGGACATAAATAGAAGCGGTTGGACAACGAGTTACATTTGTTGTTTGAAGAAAAATACGCTCAGCTTGTACTGCATCAACAGCAGCTTGGAAAGCAGCAGTATCATTAGTGGAACCATCACCAACAGCACCAAAATCTTTAACACTTATTCTCTGCTCTAGTCGAGCCTGTACGGTTTGTGCTACTCCACCAGTGTAGGTGTAAGGTGCAAGTTTATCTGAACTTACAGCGTTAGCAGCAAGTTTAGCTCCACTTACTGAAAGGTTAACAAGTTTTGTCCCGTTAATTGTATTATCGGGCAAGTTACCTTGAATAATTTCATCTGTTTGGTTTTCTCTTTCTTGTGTAATATACAAAATAGAGTCAAAATTTTCATTTAAATCTTCAGCACGTATTGCTCCTCCAGAAAAAAATGTAGCAGCAACAGCATTAGTAGATGTAAAACGAGAAATTTTAATTACTTGCCCAGCAGTAGCACCACTATTTAATACAACAGTAGTAGGGTTGTTATCAGGTATAGTGAAAGCAGTTGTTACAACACCATCAATTGTTACTTGAATGGCTTCTTTTTTTAAGTATGGAAATGAAAATGAAAATTCAGTTTGTCCAGCCGTAGCTGTTATAGTATTTGATGTAGTTGCCATTGTTAGTTACGGTACATGTTAATTGTTCCCTCTAAAGCAGGTATTCTACCTCCTTCAGCAGCAGCTTCAGCTGCTAATTTAGCTTGACGACGTGTTTCAATAGCAATACGCATATCACTATCTAGTGCGGCAAAAGCATTTTTTTCAGATTGGCGTAAGGCCACCCCAAGATCATAATGAACAAGATTAAATTTATCTAATGATGTATCTTCAGAACTTACACCACTTTTACGTGCAGTCCTTAAAAGTTCAATAGTATTTCGAGAATTAGCAGAGTGGCTAATAGCAGCAATACGTTTACGTAAATAACCTTGTTCACCCATTAAACGGAATAGCTCGGAACGCTCTGCAGGTAGAAGTTTAACACCATCACGTTTTTTAAATGTAGTGGAAATATCAAATTCAATGTCTTGTAAAAACTTTTCTTCTTTACTTTGACCAGGATATATCTTAATTGGTGAGTAAGAATTCCAAAGTCTAGTGGCTAAATTATATTGATTGACAACTTTACCAGTAATTGGACTGTAAATATAAGGCAGACGATTAGCAGGATCTAGTACACCAGCAATTTGATTTCGGTTTGCCATATGAGCTTTTATGTCGTCGTCAACAATTTTTAAACCTCCATCAAGCACACGACCCATTTCATTACGTAACCCTCCAAGCGGACCAAGAGAGTTAATCATACCAGCAGACCAACGGTTTGCTTCAAATGAGTTACCAGCAGCTAATTCAACTAAAGGTCTTAAAGAAGATGTAAGAGCTTGGTTTGTTAAAGACCCGCCAAGAATAAAAGCAAGTTTTTCAAACGTATGTTCTGTAACACCTTCACCAATCATATCAAAATTGTCTGCAGTATTAACTACAGCTGCAACCCAGTTAGCAAGACCAGGACCAAGAATAGTTTCATAGTTCAGACGCACACCACCAACGGTAACAGTACGTCGTTCCCAATCACTATTTGCTTGACGAGACCTTTGTGCGCTACGATCATAAAGACCATCACCAGTTATTTCTAATTTACCCATCAACAACCCTGTAACAATAGTACCAGTAATAAAAGTACCTACAGCTTTTTTGCCTAAAGTTTTATTTTTTAAATCAATGATAGCATCTAATTTAGTACCTGCATCCATTTTGCCTGGATCAAACCCACGACTGCTGAGAATATTATCTATCAGTTCAGGGTTACCAGAAAAATCAGCTACAGAAGTATAAGCTAATTCATTAACATCTTTTTGAAAAGACTTTAGTGGTAGTGGTGCATAGTCATCTAGTTGCTTCACCATGTTAGCCATGGTTCCAGGGAACATAAAGAACATACGAGCACCAGGCCATTGCCTAAGTAATTCATCTAAACTCTTGACCATATCAGTATCAAGGTTCAATGCAATTTCATTAGAATTGTATTTTACAGCTTTATCAGTAATAATACCATTAGCATCAAACATACTGTTATATTCAGCATCTGCTAATTCTTTAATACGTGCAGGCGTTGCTTCTTCACCAAGACGTTTTAATTCACTCATAGCACGGAAACGTGCATGACCATTAGCAATTGTAGAGTTAGTCCAACCGTCAAGACCAGTAAAAGAATTAGGAATAAGCCTAAATACAGGATCTTGTTCCATTTGTTTCATCATCTCATATTGATTAATAAGATATTTAAAACCTTCTTTACCTTGTTCAGCTTGTTCTTCTGCGATCTTTTTATATGCAGAAAGTTTTTCTTCAAACTGTACAACTATATCAAGACGAGTCTGACCCTTTATAGCATTAGGATTCTGGGATGCTTTCATAAACATTCTACCAGCGTAAGGCATTGCTTTCTTTTGAGTATCCCACAATGCACTGTACGCCATCCAACCACGTTGAAGAGAATCCATATCACGACGTAACAATGCACCAGCAAAGTACGTAATAGGTTCAGCTACAGTACCACCAAGGTTACCGTACAAAGCTTGTGCACCTGTACCAAAAGAAGACAGAATAGAGTTAAAGAAATTACCTCTAACAGCTTGCATCATAATATTAGGAGCATCAGGACGCCCATCATAAAGAGGACGAAACTTAGTAAACGCATGTTGAATATCATCGTTTAGTTTAGAAATGCTATTAATTTTACCATCACTAAGCTCGTATAATTCCATCAAAGCTTCAGCAGTCTTAGGACTTGTGTTTTTTAGATAGTCTAGGTTTTCACCAAACACTTCTACTTCTTTTTGAATGCTGTTAATAACGTTATCAAGTTCAGCAGGATCTGCTGCAGATGGAGGCACTACTACACCTTTTTTAGATAATTTATTGAACAATTTAGTGCTGGCTGCTTTCTTTTTAGCATAATAACGAGTAACACCTTGAAGTTTCATTAGATACATCAAGTTATCTTTAACACGTTCTTGTGCATTATAGACGGATCTAGAACCACGATTAAGACGCATACCTTCAGCAATGTCAGAGATTTGACCGCCAAGAGATGTAGCAAGGTAAGATTGAGCACGAGCAATATCCATGCCAGACATATCATCACTGTAATTAGATACAGCACGGAACATTGCAGCATAACCTTCTTCTGCTACATATTCTACACCATCTGCACCTTTAAGAATGTAAGGATCAAGAATCTCTCTAAGTTGTTTTACACCCATTGAAGGGTCAAATAACTCAACAGCAAGGTTTTCTCCTTGAGCAACAACTTCATCAAATTTGATGCTCCAGTTTTTAGCTTCCATCCCATACTCATCAGCATCCTTAAGCTGCCGTGTAAGCCCTAGAGTGACCTCTTCAGAGCCCATAGGTGTACTTACACCATGCTTGATTGCAGGAGGGCTTGCAACCGATCCTAGGCGGCCATATACAGTATCATAGTTTTTAGAAATACGTACTGCATCAAGGCTAGCACCAACAATACCAAAATCATCTACACTACGTTGTCCTACTTCATTCCAATCAAAAAGATCATGAACACCTTTAAGTGCTACATCAGTATCTGGATTTTTAGACAGGTTATACATACCTAGTTCATCTAATGCATCTTCTTGTTTTAATGCATAACGAGTAACGTCATCTAAATCATCAGCAACTGGTGCTGCATCATCAATCCAAGCCTGAGCTTTTGGTGTCTTACCTACAACACGAGTAGGAAAAAGTTCTTTTACTTCACCTAAAGCAGAACCTAATTTACCTAAAGAACCAACAAAAGGGATTAAAAAACCAAGTGAAAGGTCTTCATTAATATTTTTTTGACGTTTAATGTCAGGAGTATCACCATTTAAAGTAGCCATACTATCAGGAATAAAATCCCATTGAGATGGCAACATTTTTTTAATAGAACCTGTAAGGTTATCACCTTCTTCATATTCACTGCTAACAGCACCGACAAGTACACCAGTACCTGCTTCGACGCCACGAGCACCAATAAACCGCATGAATCCAGTATTACCTAGACTCCAGCCAACACGTGCTTGAGCAGCTGTACCTGCTGCCATTCCTGCACGACCAATAAGTAAATTAGGTGTGACAACAGAAGAAATTTGACGTGCAGCTTGTGCTACGTTATCTTCATATTTAGTTGCTGTAGGAATTTGTGCACTTTTTGGTAAAAATTTATTAGCTAAATCTGCTGCAAAGTCAAAAAGACCTTGACCAGGAGCACTTAAACGTTGCTCAACTTGTTGACCTGTTTCACCTAAAGGTTGTCCCATATAGGTAAGTCCAGCACCAATACCAGTGCCAAACAATCCACCTTGTTCTTGAGGTGCCGTAGCTGCCTCGGGTTGTGGAACTTGTTGCGGTTGTATCTCTGCCGTAGCAGGTTGTTCTACTTGAGGGATAGGAGTAGGAGTGGCTGCAGCTTCTTCAGCAACTTGTGCTTCAGATTCACGTGCCATCCTCTCCATACGATCTTCGTCTACATTCTGTTGAATCTGTTGCATAGATTCTTCAGAACGAGCCTGTTCCATTTCCTCATCAGTTAGAACATAATCCGCTTCAAGATTCCCATAGTTTAAAGGATTACTCATTTGTTTAATTAATTAATTACCATGCAAAGCATGTAGTTCATACTCGCGTCCGTTTTCGTTAAAAGCGTAAATACCCATATTGCCTGCAGTAGGGTCTCTTATTGTTTCAAGAAAATTAGCATCAACATCTACAGAGGTTCCAACAGGAGTAGCGTAATCCTGACCATAATGCATTTTATATTCACCTGTAACAGGATGGGTACGCATACCATAAGGGCTTGTCATCCTATACTGCTGTGCTACAGGAGAACCATTTACACTAAGTCTAGACATAAATGGCGTGGGATCAATATATTGACCAAGTGCTTTATCCCAGACTCTAAAATCTGCATGAGGCGCAGTACCTAAACCTGTAGCACCTGTTATAAAAGCTTTCATACTAGGTCGCATGTAAGTACCACTTCGTAAAGTATCGGGCATTATCTCAGATGCACCTCTAAATGTACTTGCTTGTGTAGGTAAATCAGTAAATAATTTTTGTGTTTCAAGACGAGCATTATTTACTAAATCAAGAGTCGGACTTTCGATACGATTAATTTGATTAGGATTGACTTTATTATATGCGTCAATCTGAGGATTAATAACTTCCATTACTCCTATACCTAATACATCTGCAGCGTGCTTAGCTTCAGGAGTAATTAAATTAGCTATACTACCACCAGTATAATGTGTCTGAGATAGATTACGTAGGCTATTTTCTGAATAAACAAGACCAGGACTATTTAAAGCACTAATACCAAGAGCGCCTATAGAATCTGTTATGTTTGCTTTATTTTGATCAATTACAGCCTCAGTACGTTTTTTTTCTTTTTCAATATTTGGAAATACTGAAGCGTTATGTTCTCCTAAATCACGGTAATAAAGACCAGTGTTAACTCCTGCTTTTGATTTAGCAAATTCTTCACCATGTTTACTTTCAGCGTAATTCAGGGCAGCAGTGGGATCGCCATTATTTCGAGCAAGACCTTGTTTATACCAAGCTGCAAATTGATTCTTCATAAACAAATTCAATCGTGTAGCAACTTGACCAGCAGGGCCTTCGTTAGAACCCTGTACAATTTCTTTTGCATCTGACTCTAAAGATTTTAAAATAGTTTGATAGTCATTACCAAATTTACTTGTTTTGTTTTGTGTATTTAACAGCTCTTGCGCTTGTGAACGCATTGTAGGATCTTGAATAGACAAGACTTGTCCTTGCGTTAACTGACCATCAGCAGCTAATTGTTGTGCTACCTGCAGGTTTGCTTCAGCTTCTGCTTTATTTTGAGTAGAAATATTACGTTGTAAATCAAGTAACTGTGGAGGAACATACCCCTCATATTCATCTCCAAATCCTTTAATTGCTGTAGCAATAATGTCTTGATCGTCAGCTGGTCCTGCAGCAGCTAGCTGAGCTTTCAAGTCTTCATCAATTGAACGGTATTGTTGAATAGCATCAGTTTGATTACGTGATTCTTGATTTCTAAAAGCTGTATCTTTAGCGTTAACAAGAGCTGTTTGAATTTCCGCACGACGTATTTTCCAAGTTTCACCCCAAGTAGCACCATTGGGACCAAGTTTAGCAGCAAACAAAGCTTGTTCATTAAAAATAGGCTTACCATCAATATCCACACTTTTAAGAATCTGTGTTAAAAACTCATGTCCATTTTCAAAGCTTCCTTTACGATTTACAATGTCTATCCATGAAGTTTCAATGATTGATGCCCCTTCTTCAGGACTACTAGCATTTGCAAGTTTATTTTTAAAACTTGTATCTAAATTAAAATTAGTATCGTCTACAAAAGCCTTGTCCGCAGTTGTTGTTACACTTTGATTATTGCTTAACAACGAATTAAGAAAACCACTTTTTTGTAATAATGCCGGGTTTGTACCAGTAAGTTTAGATATATCTAAATAACTCTGCATGGCTTGACCAGCTACAAGACCTGCACGATACGGATCACGTGATGCTTGATTGCCAGTAAATTTAGTATTATCTCTATCGTCTGTGTATTGAAAAGTACTATCCATAAACTTTTCTCTTAGGTAAGACGGATACTGCTTACCTAACTTGTGAAAAAGTGCTAGTTTAGAACCGTAACTAAGACTGTCAATTCTTTTAGAAGCTGCAACAGCATCGGATTCAGCTGCACCGTTTTCTAAACTTTTATTAATTTCTGTGTAAGCTTCTACCTCTTTAGCTTGACTATCTTTAATTAAACCCGTAAGAAATTTAACGTTAGGATCATTATCTCCTAAAGATAATACTTGAAAGTAATCATTCTTCCACTGCTCATGTAATCTTTCAATTTCAATTTCTTGAAGTTTTTTGTGAGCAGTTAAACTGAAATTAGATACACCTTTAAATATTTCTTGTTGAGCTTTTGTGTTAATTGCAAACTGTTGCATTGAAGCTGTATTTAAAGCTTTAACACTATCTAATTGAGTCTGAACATTTTGTTGTTCAATTTTTGCATTAGTACTAAATTGTTGTGATTCAATATTAGCATTCTCTTTCATCGCATTAGAGATGTCATTTCGATTGCTAATTACTGCATCACGTTCGTCACGTAAAGCACCAATAATTCTATCTGAATATTCTTGTAGACGGGATTCACCTCGATCAGAAACTTGTTCTGCTCTGAAACTCCCGCCTTTTGCAGAGCGTCTGTATTTAGCCATAGTTAGTCACTTTTTTTTGGTTGAAACGTGTCTTTCGCAGTTTGTGCCTGGTTCCAATCAATAGTTGCTAAATCACTAGCTGCTGAACCAATACCACTAATCAAAGGAGCAAATACACTTTGTCGTTGTGCAGGAGCAGCCATACCAGGCAGTATCTTCATAGGTTCAAGCCAAGTAGGTTCAGGTGGTTTAGTTGGTGCAGGGATATCTGGTAGACGTTGTGGTCTTAACATACGTGCAGCTTCGACTCTTGCATCTGCAGCATAACGTCCTGAACGTACATCAAACATATTTAGATTAGATTGTTTGATTTCACCAGTAAGACTAGCGTCCATTACAGCAATGTCTCTACCAATCTGTGCAAGATTAGATTGAATACTTTTTGAACGAGACCGTCCTGCTTGTCCTAAACTAGCTTTACCTTGTGATTCTAATTGAGCTACAAGAAGGTCTTGTCTGTTAAATGCATATTCATTTCGAGCATCTTGTTGAGCAAGTTGTTCACGTGATAAACCTTGTTGTTCTGCTAATGCATTAAACGATAATTCGTTAGCAGAATTTTTAACATTTAATAAATACTTTTGAGCATCAACTTTTTCTTCAAGAGCGCGTAATTCAGTACTATACCTCCACTTTTCTAAAGCAGTTTCAAAATTATAAGTAGCTTGTTTATCATAATTTTCTTGTTGATTGGCAAGCTGCGCGTCATTATATTCGTTTTGAAGCCTAGCTTGTTCATTAAGAAGGTTTTGTTGTTCTTTTTGCGCTTTTTTGTTTGCTCGGTTTTGAGAGCTTGCCGACATTGCGCCATGGATTCCGCCAATAATTGCTGCTCCAGCGCTGATTGCTGCGAATGCCATATCTAAGTCCTCCTATAAAAACGTGGAGAATAGTTACCTTCCCACATCATTGATACCAACGATACAGGGTATGGAAAATCACTTGTCACTTTTAATTCAAAATTAGTATTACGTTGATGGATGGGTACATTAAATATCACTTCAGGTTTTATTGGATTAGTTCCTGCTAGATAGCCTTCAGAAGTAACTACTTCTTTAACAATAGTCCATTGTTGAGAACTGTTTAACTTTGTTTTAAAAGTTAATACACCATTTCTATTGGCAGATAGTTTTACTCTAGCAATTGTTAATGCTGCAGTATAATCGGTTGTAGTAGCATTACGTCTAAAATAAAATTTAGGTAAGGTTACATCAAAATCATAATTATAACCAATAATAATAGCATTAGCAAAATTAGTTTGATCTTTTTGGACTTCAAAGTAATAATCACCACCATCAAGTTTAGGGGTACCTTTTAAATAATAACCTTCTCCTTGACCTGGTTTAGCTATTAACATAACACCTTGTGTTAAATCGAACGGTGTAAATGGGACATAAATTTTTGTAATATCATTAACTGAGTCATAAACTACAGCATTACCACCACTTAATTTTTCTGGTCTACACATGAAATCTAGACAAGGACTGCCAGACACACTACTGGCATTGGCTGTTACGTTACCTGTAGGTATTTCATCTAATGTTATTGTTTGGATAGTATATTCGTTTTTATGTTGAAGTACTAAAGTAACATTATCATTTAAAATAGTAGCTGATTGAATTGTACCAGTTACTTGCCATTTAGTCCATGCTTGAAATTGATTCTTTTCACCATCATTATAATACCTAAACAAATAAAGATATGATAATTGAGTATCAACTAAAATTGCTAGTGAGTTTTGATTACTTACAATTAGATCATCAACAGTATCAGGAATCCATTCTAGTACTTGCTTGCTAATATCTACAACAGAAGGGTTTTCCTCAATACCACGTAATTGTAAAGAAAATACTTTACTATAACTCGGTACCTTGCTAACAAAAATAGCAGATGTACCAATATCAAGTGGTTCAATATTAGCATCCATTTCGTAATTAGAAATTGATCTAACAATTGCAGAAGATGGTGTAAGAATACTTGTATCAGGTGCTGATACTTGAAACTGCTGTCTCTCACTAAATACTAATAAACCTTGAGGAGAAGGTAATACACTAAACAATTTAACAGGTCTAATACTAGATACATTGAGATCAATAGGATCTGAATCAATCTGTGTTAAAGCTGACTTAACAAAGAAGTTATAGGCGTCATTAGCTACACCTAAAATAATGTTATCTTCAGACAACATACCAAATCTATTGTTATAGAAAAAAGATGATGTAATTGTATTACCAATAAAAGAAGGAATAGGACTGGTTGTATCATCACCAGCAAGCCGTGGTTTCCATGCAACAGGACCAAAGGTAAAGTTAACAGGACCAGTGTTAGCCAACTCATGTGGCATGGTAGACGCAAGAAGACCAGGGCTAGCATCACGAGCAATAGTTTCTTGCCAGTAACCACGACCTCTGTTTAAAGTAGTGTCGTATGCAACAAACTTAACATGGTAATCATCTTCAGCATTATCACTGTTTAGGATCCTCACGGTATGACCACCAAAAGATTCAAGTGGTAGTTTAGACACATCAGTTACATCAGTTACATCATCTTCAAACGCTTCAATTGCAATATTATTAAGACCACCTCTAGCATTGATACTAAAGGCTACAGGAGTGCCTGTAACTGCACTGTAATCTGTTTTAACTTCATTAGTACCAGTACCACGTTTAATAACAATACTATTAGTATAACCTTCTAGATACCAAATGCCAGCAAAATCTGCATTAGATGCTGTGTGTTGTGCTTCAATAGTAGCTTTAATGCTATCAATTAAATGATGGTTAGTATTAATATCAGACGCATCATACAACAACATAACATCAAATGTTGTGCTCGATACTGCTGTTACGTTAGATTCAACACCTTGAATAGTAACAGTATATTCAAATGAATCAACAACTGAAATCAGTTTAAGTGTAGCAACTGAACCAGCAACAAACGTGTTAGCAACTGTTTGCATAGCAGTCGTTTTAGTTTTGTTGGTAATAATTGTTGTATCTTGAATACTACGAAAATGATAATCGTTCTCGGTAGTACCCGTTAAATATGTAGTAGAGTATGCACCACCACCTGGAGCAGTTATCGTACACCACGTACCATCTTTAGTCCAAACATAAATGTTAGTACCAACAATAGCACCAATATATGATTGAGCAGTTGAACGGTCAATAGAGAACCACGTAGCATTAGCTAGTGCAGTTTTAGCAAAAGGTGTTCCAGCTTGATTTTTTAGTTTACTGATAAACTTCATACCAGGTCTTTTTAATAGACCATAAGTAGCGTCAGGATATCCGTTAATACACTCTGATACCTGACCTTCTAGTTTTTTGTCGTCATTTTGTTTAGAGACACCACCAAGAAAGTTAGGTGTCAGTTGAGTTACTGCTGGCATTATCGAATCAGGGAATCAAAGGGACTGTAAGATTTATAGTAATTACCGTTTTTTGGTGCACCAAAGAAACTATGATCTCCTTGATTACAATCATATTCAAGAGCCATTGCCCTTGTATAAGCTTCTTTTTGTTGAAGAATTTGATACTGATTAGGATCACCTACTAGACGACTAGAGGTAACAGAAGCAGCTCGTGCTACAATATAATCTTGAATAGGTTGTGGAATATTGTCATATTCAAGTTCCCACAATATATCAAAATAAAGAGTTTCAGTAATATCCCATACATCTGTATGATTAATAGTATCGTATAAGACACCACCACGATTTACTACATTACGACCTAAATTAGATACATAATCTTGACTAAGATCAGCTTGGATTACATTGTTTGGTATGGTTATTTTTTTAGTAACTGTATCAGGCTGTAGTTTGTCATAGTTACGTTCTACATTATAAGACCAGCCTTCTGCCTGTATTTCACGTGTAACTTCAATTAAAGTATTATAAGCAATCGCAACGTCCGGGTTTGTTTGCGTTTCTACTTTATAAGAAACAACTGAACGATTCATTGTAATATTACTTACAGGTGTAGAATGGGTAATATTAAGAGTGTACTGATAAGTTTCTGGTGTTGTACCTTGAGCAGTGCCTGCTGTAGAAACTGCAGTATTAGCCTCTACACCAGTACCAGTAATATAAGTACCTATTTGTAGATCAGAAGTTTCAGTAGTTAAAGTCACACCAGTGATAGAACCAACAAATGTACCAGTAGATTGAAGTACAAAAGTTTCTTCTGTCGTTAACGTGTTTACAGGTGCCTGACCAACTGACGCCAGGATCTGATTAACAGCTTGTAATTGGGTGTTTGGGCCAGTAGTAGGAAAAGGCATAATTTGATAATGAGTATTATTCTCAATAAAGAATTAAAAAAAAGGAGCCTCCGAAGAGACTCCCAATATAAGATAAATTAGAATGCGGAAGGCTTGGTAGCAGTACCGGCAAACAGTTCGACAGCAGCAGCTGGGTTCAGGTAGTCAGCACCCATAGCCAAACGGCCAAGGATCACGTCACCCTGATAGATAACAGAAACGTCACCACTGGTAACTTGTACCTGAGGAGCAATCGCTTCAACACAACCAGCAGCTTCGCGCTGGAAGATCAAACCACAGCTATTAGCAAATTCGGTTTCTTCACCGTACTCGTTGTTGATACCAGTGACATCAGCAGCAGCATCTTCAACGGCTTCGCCTACGAACGAACCACTGTTACCAGGATCGGTAACGCCAGGGTTAGTAGCAGAACCAGTACCGTACTTAGTACCATACTGAGAGAAGAAAGGAATATTCATGGACTTGAAGATCTTGATACCAGCGATCTCCACAATTCCATCACCACCTTGCAGTGCGGAACCTTGAACGTCGCGGTTGATCAGACCATTAGAACCAACAGCTTGGATCAGCGCATAGTACTGACGGGGGTTAAGGACACCCACACGTCCATCTTGACTAACTCCTTTTTCATCCATTGCAGCGGCTGCATCATAGAATGCATTTACCAAAGCACTAGAAGAATAAGCATCAGATGCAGATGTAGTAGTACCAACACGGACCTGAGTACCACCGGGCTCAACATAGCCAGTAGCAGTGATAGGAGACGCAGCACGGGCACCACGTGCAATAGCACGGAAGATCAAACGATCATACTTTTCAGCAAGAGCATAGCCGATCTTACGTGAGATCTCGCTACGCAGATCGTAATGAGAAAGAGTCTCATCAAGGTCGTAAACGAAAGCTGAACTAATCAGCAGGTCGTCAACCGTGATGGTCTTCTCAGCCACAGGAGGCGCATTGTTGGTATCACCAAGAATGCTGTTTCCAGGAGTATGGAATTCAGACTTGGTACGACCTGTGTAAATGAACTGCAAAGATTTGCCGTTCTTAAGTGTACGCTTCATCACAAGATCGCGAGCGATCGTATTTCGTTGGAACCCTTTGAACATCTCTCCACTAAAAAGTTTCAAATAGAGAGCGCGAGTATCACCCGCTAAGTTAGCCTGGCCCAGCTGAGTTAGCTGAGCGGGGTTAACAGAAGATTGAAAAGCCATTTAAAATAATAAAAATAAAGATATAACTATCACCAAACGTTTGATGTTTTAATTTGTATTGTGGTCTATCCCACCGTCTAGACGGCAAAGGGTATCCTCGTAAGGGCCAATGCCAATAGTGAAGAGGGGAATTGCACCCCTCTGTAAGATCTATCTCACTTGGTGTACTTGACACCGCGATAGCAATAAGTCTTGCCTTGCACAGTAACCTCCTTGGAAGTTCTATAAGTCCCG